ACAGAGGTATTGCCTGCTTCTTCAAATGGCACGATCTTGCCAGAGATAATTCTGCGCTCCGAATCGGATGCCTCTACCTGGCTACTGAATGTAAGTATCATCTTCTACTTCCCTGCCTTCTGGTGTCATATTTTCCATTTCCTTTGCGTCATCTACATCGATTAAGCCAAGTTGCAACATTTTCTCTATTGCTTCTAGTCGCTTCATTGTGTCAGCACGTAGGAATGATTCTTCGATAGCAAACTTAACTACGTGACCACGTGGCGTAATATCATCCATAGATAAACGGTCTTCAATAGCACAAATAAATGGCTGTAGTGAATAGGCAACAAACTCTTTGCGACCATCGATAATGTTTTGATAAGTCATTGAGTTATTCATATCTGCGGATATGTAATATGCAGGTACGTTCATCGCTCTAGCAATTTGAGTTGCCAAGTATTGTTGCGCTTCGTTATACATCATATCTTTAGGAGAAAATCCTGTAGTTTCATAAGATAGTGTGCTAGTTAAATATGCTGTAGATCTATTAAGTCTGCTTTGTTTCCATTGTGCTAATAATCCTGATACCTGGGCTTCTGGTAAATCTGCGCCAGTGTTTTTAATGTATCCACTTGGCATTGGAGTTTGTGCAGATACAGCTGCTGCTTTTTCAATATCTAATGCACTTTGAATTGTACGTGCTGCTGTAGTTAATACACCTTGTGTTAATCCTTGAAATGTAACTAGGGAGCCAACACCTGTCATTGGTGCTCTTACGCCATCGACAAAGTATTCTTCTACTTCTGTGCCAAACTTATTTGTTGTAAATGTAACCCGATTATTTGCAACCCACTCAAATCGTGATGGTCTTAAATCATCGGCATAGAGCTCCGTAACTCTCCAATACGCAACTCCATAAAATAAAAGACTATCGACAGTCCAGCTTAACGTGACGGATCTTGGCTGCCGATAGTCTGGTTGCTCTAACCACAGAGGGCTCCCCAGCTCCTCACCGTTTGACTTTTTGTAAAGCTTCAACGGCAGGTAGGAAACTACACCAGCAATAAGATTTCTGCAACGGCTAACAGCAGGTACTTGCATCGCATAATTGCGATCTAATCCACCAGGAAAATTACCAACACCAGTTGTAAATGAACCATAGCCATAAGCTGTGTCCATAATGGCAGGGGCGTATTGCGCTTGTACGGATTCTTTATTTTTTGTAATTCCCAAAGCAGACAATATACCCATATGTATATGTTATACCATAAATCGGACTATTGGTGCAAATTAGACAAAGATTTGGGCGGTTTGTTGTGGTTTTGTTAATTGACTAACCACCATAGCAAGTGATATGGCGGCGGTGACATCTCCAGCGGATTTACGCCTAATAATGCGCCAACCAGCATCATTTGTCTTAGCTGCGCAATTATTTAGGTGCTGTACTAGCTCTGCTTGGCCAGAATGAACTACACGGCTATTAGCCAAGCCATCGGCAAGGTCTGAGCACGCCTGGTAAAACGCTTGGCCTGATACATCGACCATACGCCATCCGCTTTGCTCTAATCTTGTGGCAATAGTTTGCGTGGCGTACTTGTCATAACAAATTGTAATCGGGTGATATTTTCTAGCCCACTCATTTATGTCGCTAGCCATCTTAATCTCATCTATTGCTATATCGCTATACCAAAGTTGTGCCAAGCCAACTGCAATTTTGCCATCTTTCATTTGGCCCATAACTAAAGCACCTGATCTTCTAGTAGGTGCAACATCAAAGGCCATAATAGTTTGTGGCCCTACTGGTATTTCTAAACTGCTATCACTGCACTGCTGAATAGATCCATAAGCGAATGGGCTCACCGTGCTATCTATCCACTGACAAAGCATTTCGGTTCGGGTGGCTTCTATTGTGTTAGTGCTTACAGATTCTTCTAGTGTTTGTTCGGTTATTAAATGACCTAAAGCAGGGTTAGCCAATGCCCACGCTTTTTTGTCATTTATCTTGCAATGCTGTGGTGCGCTGTACTCATAAAATCCTAAGTTCTCTGGTGGATAAGATAAACAACGTTCTCTTAGATCGTTTAACACTGTACTAAACCCATCACCAGCATTACTTGTCATTAAAGTCATCGCATTAGGGCGAGCACGTGTGGTTGGTAGTGCAGCTGTAAAGGCTTCTTCTGTCCACTCTCTTAATTCATCGATATATAAGAAATCAGCCGTCTTACCACGTGGTGCATCTCTAGTTGCAGCTGCAATTTCATACCTGGCACCATTAAGCAAGCTGATAGATTCTTGGCCATTTGCCAATCGGATTTGTCTTACATGGTCTTTTAGAAATTGATTATCTTCTATTGTGAATGCGACTTGCCTAAATGTATCTAATGCCATATTGCGATTAGATGACATACCTAAAACATTTTTAGAGCCCCAAAGGAATAGATGGCTCAGGATAAGCATACGTGCTAGGTGTGTCTTTCCATTTTGACGTGCAACCAACACTAAAGCTGTTTTCTTGCGCCAGGCATCATTATCGTCTACAGATAACAGATCATCTAGCACCCAACGCTGCCAGGGTATTAAGGGTAAGCCTATTTTGTCTGCTAGGTCAGACACTTCCTGCGATTTAGACTTACCCTTTAATAGTGGCGTGTGGATTCTAGGCTCGGTGCTGCCAATTAGCCCGACCCCTCGTTTGATCTGGCTTACTTCCGCATCATTTTGCATCGAAGTCTAGCGTATCAGGTTTATTAAAAGGTGAATCTGGCACCGTACTGGTGGTCTCAGGGAGAGAAGGTTTGAAAAAGACAGGGGGGGTCGCCTTGCTACTAAAAAAACGCCCACCTTTACGGCTATTACAGCTCTTACACATCGATTGTAAATTATCTGGTGACCACATATCACCGCCCTTAACACGTGGCACTATGTGATCCACTGTATGTGCTGGCCCATTACATATTGCACACTGCCATCCATCCCTATCGAGAATAGTGATGCGCAATTTGGCCCACTTACCACTGCCTAATGCTCTATCTCTCAATGCCAACCTTTAATCTTGTAATGTTCTAATGCTTTACACATAGACCCATATCTATTGTTGATGTACTTGATACCCCACTCTACTTGCTTATAGCCACTAACTGTACTAAGCCATTTAGATCTACCTTGTGGTATGCCATAATGACTACCATTCTTAGCCTTAGGATTCCACCTAGATTCTTTGTAATACAACTCATCTAAGCAATAGAACTCATCTAAGTTATTAAGTTGGACAAAGGCCCACTGACGATAATGGTTAGTACGAGGCTCAACGGAATGTGCTTTTTCAAAGCCTAAAATGTTGGCTAAACATATGGCGATCCCAACTAGCCAGCACCTTGCGAGCTTTCCCTTGCGGGCTCGCCTTGTGGCTTTGTGAGCCACTGCTTCACTAGAGCCTATCATATGGATGCAACCCCTTTATGCGTAGATTATTGATAAGTAAATTGTGATTTGCATCACAGTACGCTTAATCTAAATGTGATTTACAACACACTATGCGTAGATCATCGGTATCAATCCAAGTTTCATCCCAACCAGCCACGCTCATATAGACATCCAACCTATGTATCCAGCGTCTGGGTTATCAACCAACCACTGCTGGTGCAGCTCATTTTGCTTGGCCCAGTCAATATCGTGATTGTGATCTACGTCACTACACATTATTTACCGCCCCAACCGCCACCTTTAAATATGAGCCCAGGTGCGCTATAGATTCTTGACATTTGCAAATTACATTTCGGGCAAGACATAGGCGTGCTGTCATCATCGTAAGATCTATGCACTGACCCATAGGTGCCGCATTCATTGCAGCTATATTCATATGTTGGCATTATTTATCTCCTATTAACTGACAAGTGTGGCAGACCACGGTAATAAACTTCCAACTACCACACTTATCACATCTGGATATATCGCTATCTGGTATATCCAAAGCTTCGGCTATATTCTTAACACCTACGCATCCACAATCCATACACTGATACGCTTTAAATCCGTCTGGCATATCCAACTGATCGAGCCATAAGAACTCGGTCTTGCGACTACAACCATTACATTTAAATCGTGTGTGCATTATGGTAAACTCCTTATTGCCTACAGTGGCATATAGTACAAACCAAGAAATTACCAGAATGTATTAGCCTGTCATCATTACAGCTAACGCATCTGTCAGTTGTTGGCTCTATGGTTACTTTGTTATTTTCCAAACGTGCAAGGTAACCTGAGCCATCAATAATCTCTACATATCCCATTTACTCACCCCCATCCCAGTACCAAGATCCAGCTGCAGTCAATTTATGCCAGCGAGCATCACACTGCTCATCTTTAGGTGCGCTACAAACATAACCAAAATAAGGTTTACCTGTTTTAGCAGTGCCTTCTTTGAGTATCATCGCACCGTGTTTACATTCCTGCTGCTTTGGTGGCAACGGTATAGCTTCTACTGCATCACCTACTGACCACACTGTTGGTTCTTTTTTATCTTCTGCAAACGATGCACGTAGCACATTTTCTACAGCTCTAGCACGTGTGCCCGGTGGTGAATAACTTGCCACCTTATTCATTTCTTCTCGACTAGCCCTTTTGCCTTTAGTTGCATAACCTGCGTTTGCAAGCGCTCTGCCAATCGCTGAAGTCTCAGCATTCTCCAATGCAGAAGTTGAATTGACACCCCGATCAGTAACATTCTCACTAGCCAGACCAGTGGCACACGGCTGCGGATCTGCTTCCGTTTTAAATAATTGAGCACTAACAATGTATCTAGTGGGCGTTGCTTCTTCAAGCTTTGTTGTAAGTCTTCCATCTGGGTAATCCTTCCACCATTTTTCAAGTCGGCTTTCGACTGTTTCATAATCTTGTAAATTAAATGCCATTAGTCATCCCCCCAGGTAAAGTCGACGTCGAACTCTGCTTCCAACACGGTCTTATATATCGAAAGGTAAGCAATAGCGTCGAGTAATGAATCTTCTGATTTCGGTGATTCACTAAGCCTAGAAACTTTGAGCAATGCCATACAGATAGCCACCTGACTTGGTGTAATTGGATGGTCGAGGTATGCAGTCCAGAGCTCACTGATCCTTTTGTGGTTATGGAAAGGATGGCCCCAGAGAGAACCACGCTCGTGAATTGTGCTCGCAACATTTTCTAAAAACTTTTCAGTTGTTGTTGGCATCGGTTAGATCCCTGTGTCTGTTAGCAACTTTCCAGCCATCACTACGGCCCTTCCAGTAGCCCGATTGAAATGCGCTTTCTTTGATTTCATAAACTATCCAGGCAACTAATGTTAAGCCTGTAATCGACCACATAATTACGTAGCCAATATCTTTTAAATCTTGTAACGGATTCATATAGCCCTAACTATGCGCACATATTTTGTGGCACAGGCATAGTGTTGCACTTGTGTATGACTTTGTGGATTATTTAAGAGCGTATTTGTATAACGATTTGGTAACGATGTTACCCGTAGTACCTGCCCAGAGCTGTAAATGAGCCATCCTTATTAACTGGCACCAGGGTCGGTGTCAGGGTCTTTCCTACGGCTTCTAGTATAGCAAAGCCCATCTGCCAATTTGCGCTTCTATAGCGGATATAAGCCGCTTTCTTGCGATCCATTAGGTTTCCTACCTCAACCCCATATAAGGCCCTGTAATGGCCGTTTACGCCCTCTGAATAAGCACTCATACCAAGCCTGTGGCTATGGCCAATAAGACAGGATTTGCCAAACTTTTTAGCCAGGTTCAAGGCGGTAATTCCAGCGTGTTGGCTCATACTGCCCTCATCCCCGTGGCAGAGCACCCAATTATCGTGAAACTCATAAGCTGTGCGGTGATAAGTCATACCCATTTCAGCAAAGCCCATAAATGCTGGGTACTGTAATTCGGGTAGGTTAATTAACCCCGGTACTTTTAATAAAGTGTTATATAGGCGATCAGTATGATTACTGCGGATAATATGCATCTCTGGACTGTACTCACCGAGATCCCACAGTATCTGCTTGCATAGCTCACGATCAGCGTGTAAATCTTCTGAATAAGCCAGAGGTGTGCCTTCACTCCATTTGCTAATCGACTGGAAATCCATTTCATCGCCCACCACCAATACAGAGTCAAACTTCTCCCGCCTTGCTAATTTGATGACATTCTTTACAGCTGCCTCGTGATGATATGGCACCTGCAGGTCGGATATTACTAGCCAACGCTTAATCTTCATCCTCATCGAAATCATCAAGTGGATTCTTAACAGGATCTTTAGGGTCTACGATCCAATCTGGATAACTTGATCTATCCATCGCAAAGGCTAATGCTGTGCCCTCATCCATACCAGATTTACGGCAGGCCATATAAACCTCATTAGCTGCAATAGCCCAAAAATCTAGCTTTGTAAGTACAGGCTCTTTAGTAGTCCTGCGTTTACGTACTGGCTTCTTCTTTGCTTTGCGTTTAGTTGCCATAAGTAAAGGTTACTTCTTGTCCAAGAGAATGCGCATTATTTCCTCTTGGCGTGTTTCAATTCTTGCTAAACGATCTGCAAGTGATGATCCAGCATTAGGGGTTAAAGTCCAGAGCCATCCTTTAATAAGATAACGGAGACCCCCAAAGAAAGCGACTAATACGGCTGCGATGCCTGCGGCAAAACCAGCCCACTCTGTTGGGCTCATTTCTTCGGAGTTGCATACCCAAAGACACCTGCTAGTAATGCCCATAAAATTGAGCGGTAATCAGCTGCGAAATTGGATGCTGCCCAGGCTGATAAGAATGCGCCTAGTGTTAGTACGTATGGATTTTTCATATTCATAACTTGCCCCCTAGTAGTGGTATATTGAACTCTGCGCCGTTTAGGTCGCCTAACTTTGTAAAGCTTATGTGTATGTGTTTTGTGTGCGGGTTTAGCGGGTTTATGCCTTTGTATCTTCGCCATTTCCATCCTAATAACTTGGAAGCGATGTGGTGATTGTGGATGACGTAAGATATGCGTTTATCGGTTTTGCCTGCGATTCGGATTTGGTCAGCCAGATAAGCACTAATCCCTTCGGATGCACCCAAGCGAGAATCAATATCAACTGCTCTGACCCACCCAAAGGCGTCTGGATTATGATCCGATTTTCTGGTGGTATGGCGGCTATCGCCCACCCACCCATCACTGGCAGTACGCCTATCTGGAAACCACGTATCAATTTGATCTCTTAACTGAACTCCAGCTGCGCATAATTTAGGCTTCAATTTCAATCCAACTTAAAGTAGATTCATCCCAATAGTTATCACCACTTGGTCTTGGTATTGGTGAAACATATTGGCATAAGTTTTCATCTAAAATCCAAGATGGATAAAGTTTTGGTGGTATGAAAGCATCTCTAACTTCATCATACGAATATCCAATACCGGCTGGATTAAATCTTATGTTTCCGTTGAAAGATGTCCTAACACATTTTTGACCTCTAAAATTGCCATACCAAGTTTCAGGATCTAATCCCTCTATTAACTCAGTTTCATCAATACCAGTGATAACATCTACAACCACATTGTTTTCATTTAAAAATGCGTAATGTGCCATTATGCCCAACTCACATTTCCTGTACCAGCAGTTATTGTTGATACTTTAAATCCACCTGAAGGCCCTGCTGTTGTACCAGTTAATCCAGCACCAATAGTTATTGTGTAAGTGTCTGGATATTTCAAAATTACAATTCCTGATCCACCATTGGCTCCATCATAACTACTTCCGCCACTGTGGGAAACTGCTCCACCACCACCGCCGCCTGTGTTGGCTGTTCCAGCTGTTCCGCTTCCATTACTACTTGAACCTGCACCACCGCCACCTGTGCCACCTGCACCACCAGTAGTTGATGATCCACCACCACCACCGCCTGCTCTAGTTACAGATGATCCAGTAATAGATGATGCTGTGCCTGTGCCGCCTGCTCCACCTGCTGATCCTGAAGCTGCTGTTGCTCCAATAGCTCCTGCACCGCCACCGCCACCACCTGCAACTGGAGTTGTTGAACTTAAAAATCCACCACCACCATTGTTACCTTGTGAAGGAGAAGTGCTAGGCGTATTACCTGCAGCCGTGGTTGCATTATTGCGACCTGATCCACCACCTGAACCACCTGCAATTCCAGGGTTTCCACCGCCGCCACCACCACCACCACCACCTGCAGAAGTAATTACATCAAATTGTGAATTACCGCCAGAAGAACCATCTAATGTGCTACCCGCTAGACCACCTGCTCCAAACGCACCAACAGCTACTGTGTAATTTGTAGATGGACTAACTGTTGCAGTGCCAGTTCTATAACCGCCAGCACCACCGCCACCCTGTGCTCTTTGTGCTCCACTAGGTGCGCCACCACCACCAGCACCACCAGCAATTACTAAATAATCAGCACTAAAAGTAATTATTGGTGGTTCTTTAAAAACTAGGGCGGATAATATATTTAACATTTATGCAATAGCTCCTACTACATACCAAGCGTTTGCAGCTGTTTTGATACAGGCTGCTGATTTGTATTGTGCAACGGTTGGAGATGCTGCAACTGATCCAGCACTTAATACTGTTGTGGTGCCTGGTGTAACTGCACTAATTGTGCAAGTACCTGCACCTATATTTAATACTGTAATTACTGTACCTACTGCAAAATTATATGTTGCATCTGTAGGTAATTTAAATGCAATAGCAGTGCCTTTATTCATTGGTATTAATTGTTGGTATTCATCACCGCTTGCAGCTGTGTAATCGACTGTTTTAGCAGTTTGTACTGTAAAGGCTGGTAGCCCATTCCACATAGCGGAAGTTACTACATCGCCCGTTGCGCCTGGCCAGGTTGGCATCTTATCTCCTTAGTATGAAAGTACGTTTTGTCCTAAGACACCGTAATCTACGTTGCCTAGTATAAACCCATCTATGACAGGTTCTAGCGTTGTAAACACCACTCTAAAGCTATTAGGTGTAATTATGTTTGCCACGCCAAAGATTTGCAGGGTTTTCTCCAGCTTTGAGCCACCAGGCTGGGTAGTGATAACCGTGATCGGATCAAAGAAATCTAGGTTTAGGGCAGCGACTATGCCTGTATCGTAATTAGGGGTATAGAGATCAAGCTCAATAGCATCGCATCGGATGGTGGTTTCAGCACGGCTAGCCACATAGGCCCTGGCATAATCTAGAGCTACAGCATCGGTCTGCATTAGCAAGTCTTGTAGGTTGTATGAGTGAATAAAATACTTGTCAATAGATGCTTGGTTTATAGCTGATTGAGTTGTACCACCAGCCCTGGTGATTTGTGCTGAATTAAAGATAAGAGTGTCATCTAGTTTCCAAGCGGCATTGGCATATTGAATACCTGTGCCATCATCGGCAAATACTGTGGGCGTGCCACCAATAGATGCTGTAGCAGTTAAGCGATCTTTAAATATAAATGAGCCATCAAATCCAACATAGATTGCGCCATATTCGGTATTGGCAACAGTCTGCATAGCACCTAAAGATGTGCGTGCTGTACCTGGATCTGCCTGTAATGTGGTTTGGCCTGGATCTATTTGACGCATTGTGGCTGGCCAGGCAATTTGATCTAATATCTCGTTAATGCGTGTGCCTGATAAGTCGCCAGCACTAGCACCTGTAACTGTAGATATTTGTGCGTTATAGGCCAAACGCATAGCATCTACAGCTTGAATAGTTGTATAGGCAACCTCTGTTGCATCTTTAGGCTGAGTGTTTACATAACTTGTAATAAAGCCTGAGAATAAAGGATAAGTAACATTATTGTAGTTAGCAGTTATCTGTACCTTTTTCATAGGCGTTAATAATCCATAATAAGGCCCTGACGGATTAGTTGGGTTAAAATCGCCATTTTGATCTACTATGCGTAAAGTAAGAGTGCCTGTTTGAAACTCATCAACTAAAGCATTACGACCTACTGCTGTTTGTACTAAATTAACTCGATCAGATACATCTACAATTACAGCTACGGCATCCGCCAAGACGTTTGTACCTAATACCCCAATATCAAGCTGCATAGCCTGGGCGGTAGAAGGGCCAGTGCTAAAGTTAATAATTGCATTTATTGTTGGTACGGCCATTACAAAGATCCTGCTGGCAATAGTTTGTTGCCTGATTTTAATAAATTAAGTACGTTTTGCTCAATTACTGCCTGTAACTGTTGATCGGTAACTATGGTGCCAGCGTTTACAGTTACTGTAGCTGTCGGTGTAGCAGTTGCGGTAGCAGTAGCCTGTTGGTTGGTTGCCCCTTGTGGCACTGTATATGTGTAATTCTCAAACGGTGCTATTTGATTGCGACCTCTAGCAGTCAATTCTCCTAATGAGTTAAACAGTGCTGGGCCATAATTTAATAAAGCAGCTGCAGCGGATTTTGATGCCACGGCTAATTCATCAATAGCTGTTTTAGCGTTTAATTCTGCATTGTATTTCTTTGCTAAAGCCTCGTTATTATCTAGAATGGCCAGTTGCGCCCTAATGCGCAATTTAGTTTCTTCATCAGTGGCAGCATTGAGGGCAACCATTAGGTTAATGCGTTCTAAATCAAACTTATCTTTAAGTTTGTCTACCTCTGACTTGGCCTTTAGTTTAGCCAATTCATCTGCCCTGGCTTTATTGGTATCTCTAATTATTTTGTTTTCTAGGCGTAATTGTTGTAGATAAATACGGCTTGCTGATCTAGGTTCTAAATTGCTTTGAGCTGGTTTAGCGGATGCTCCAATAGATTGTAAGCCGCTAAATAAAGCTTGTGCGCCTTTACCGCCTGGTTGTAATCTTAATAATAAATCTGCCAAGCCACCTGTTTTTGCTGTTGATGCCAAACCGTCTAATTTTTTAACTAAAACTGCAACCCCATAAATAGCATCACTAATTTTTGTAGCAAAGTTTTCCATAGCGTTACTTGCGGTGGCTATACTTGTATCTTTACCCAATAATGTTAAAGCATCTAAAAGGCCTTGACCTATTGTTTCTTTAGCGTTTTCAGCGGCAACGTTTAATAGACCCATTTTGCCTGCATAAGTTTCTAATTTGGCGGCAGATTGTCCAGCAAACTTTTTGTTTAGTTCGTTCATAATTTTATTCATATCGCCAGTCTTTAGCGTGGCCTTGCTTATGCCTGCACCTAATCTGCTTAATCCTGTAGTGTTACCACTAAATCCACGAGTAAGTGCTGCGCTAACTTCTGCTAAAGATTTGCCTGTTGCCGCACTTATGTTTAATGCTGTGCCTAAAGCATCTTGGCTTTTAGTAATTGACCCAGTAACTGTTAATAATTGTTGGAATGCTGGGCGCAATTCATCATCTAAAACGCCAGTAGTTCTTTGAAGATTAGATATATATTTTTCAACTCCTGGTGCGCTAAATTGATAACCAGTATTTTTTAATTGTTGCTCTAATGCTTTAGCTGCTTTTTCATCTGCCATAAAAGCATTAACGGCATTTTTGCTAAACTGTAATATTTTTTGAGCGCCAAATACACCCGCAAAGGTTTTGCCTAAAGTTTTAAGCGTTTTATCAAACGCATTGATTTCTTTCTGACCTTTTTTAAGGCCTCTGTTATCAAAGGTGCTGACCGCACTGACAATTAAATTAGGCACTATGCAGCCTTTCTAAGTTCTGTATCTTTTTTAAACTTGACCGCTACTGTTTCAATAGCCTCAACTACGGCTGGTATGACTTTGTTTTTAGTCTCATCCCAAGCACGATAAATAACACGGCCTCGCTGTTTGCCTTGGCCCTTCATACTGCTTAGCATCTCGGCGGCTGAGTTAAACTCGGCTGGTGCATTAGGGTTTAATGATTTATTGCCTCTAGGTTTATTTAATCGGCCAGCAGTCTCAAAAATTGCGCCTGATCTAGAATTATTGTAAACATAAAATGCAGCTCTATATCCACTGTTATTGCGTTTGTTTTGACCTGCTGAATAAGCTACGCCAGCTACTGCCAAAGCATAATCATATGGCGGAAACAATCTTTTAGGATCTTTAACAGTATCTATTGATGCAGTGCCTTTACCCCAACCGCTTAAAACTTCACTTTGTTGCGGTAAATATCCACGTGCTCGATCTCGCACAATTAACATAGCTCGCTTGACGTTTTTAGACATTTCTTTATTAAGATCTTTATCTACATCCCGCATAGCTTTCTGGAGTTGTTTAACGCCGTTTACTACGACTGGCATTTCTAATCTCCTTAGCTCTGTCGGTTAGGACTTGTATGATTGCTCTATACATATCCGTATCCATATTTAAAAACTCGCTAGGCGGTATCCCAGTCTCTACGCTTAACTGTGCGATGCTGTAAAGTATTGAAGACCGCTCTATTATTTTTTTTCTTCGTCTAATACCTCAACGGTCTCTAGAGTGTCAATAAACTCAGATCCCCATAAAGGTATTTGTGCGCCAGCCCTGCGTAAGCATTCATAAGCAAGCCAGAATATTTCGGTTTGCCTTTCGTGCTCACGCAAGACTTTGCTGATACCTGATCCATACTTCAATTCGAAAGCGTACTCGACACCTGGAGTTATCTTGTGCTCGGATACTTCTCCATTAGCCCTTGTTATCTTTAGCTTTGCCATTGTTACTCCTTAGTTAAAACGCCACTGATGGCGATACTGTTACTGCGGAGTTTATAGTAAATGTTACAGAAGAGGTAGCAATCTCAGCCACGCCGCCTTGACCTAGTGGAGTTAGGTTATTTACCAAAATTGAGAATTGGTAAGTTGGGTTAGCTGCTGATACTGCTGTGCCTTTAACGGTAATCATTGAAACGGATAAAGTCTTGCCAAATGCGTCATTTAAAGTCTGCATTACTTTGCTTGCATCCCAATCGTTTAGGAAGTCAAGTGTTAAGGTGCCTGATTGTAAACCAGCAACAAACTTGTGTGCTGTATCGCCCATCGCAGTGACCTCTAATTCATCGGCAACCTGATTGATTACTGCATTGGTTACATATGAACTAATGTCAATAGATGGTGTAGTAGGCGCAGCAGCTGTAGCCAGTTTAACGCCTACGTTATTATTTAAATATATACCAGCCATTATTATTCCTCTTCTTTCTTGGTTGATGTTTCTTTCTTTGGTGCTTCTTTGATCTGGCCTGTCTTAATTAAGAAGGCTAAGTCCTCTGCCTGTGTGCTCATTTTAACTCCAGCTCGTTAGGATTGATACTGTTATTTCTGATGTTAATAAATCTCCACTAGCTGCGTTTGTAATAGCTGGAGCGGAGACACTTGATATGTTGAGCACCAGTGATGATGCTGCTAGTTTGTTTACTACTGCCACGATAAAACTTTCCATACCTGCAAGGTTGCCCTGATTGTCAAATGCAGGGGCGGTTACTAAAACTTTAAAGTTGGCCAAAGGTGCTAAGCCTGTTTGATCGTTATTGCTTGGTGTTATGTAAGGATCCGATGGTGTAATTACTACTGAGTTGGCGAGCAGAGTTGCAGGCGGGAATGCAAAGGTAGACCATACGCCAGCGTTTGCTAAATCATTTGCTAGCGTGCCTCTTAGTGTGGTAATTGCAGCTGTCATTAGCCAACCAAAGATGCTGGTGCTGAATAAGGCTGGATGAGACCACGCACTCGGTTAATCAGCTGATAACCCATCCGATAAGGGCTGGCACTGATCCCATCCATACCTACCCCGCCTGTTTGACTTACCTGGCGTGCTTGCCAGATGTCTACGGCAACTATCATCGCCGCTTCCCGAATGGCAGGGGTTTGCGCATAATCGACATCTTTAGTGTCTGGCCCAATAGCTGTGCCACTTGGAATAATGCGATGGAATGGATCGTCTGCGTGTACCTTTGCAAACTGAATAAATGAATAACCGTTAGGGAATGAGTAATTATTAAAGAATGACCAGAATGCTGTGCTAATGCTAACTGGAATTGTAATGCCAGGTATGGTGCCAGTGATAACGTGGTTACCACCATAAATTGCGCCACAACCATCAACGGCCACTGTTTGACCTTTTACAAATATACCTGGGTTTGCTAATACTAAAGTTGCTACATTGTCTTGTAGTCCTGCTGCCACTATTGGCGCATCGTTATACCAAAGATATTGCTTTAATAAATCTTCTGCTGTTTGACAAACTTCCTCAACGGTTGCATCACTGTAGAGAGAGCCAATACCTAAGTTAGCGCGTAACTCGGCTTTGGTTACAAATGTGGCTGCCATCTCTACTCCTTCTAATAAAGCTCCCTGGGGCTAGGGCTACTAAACCCCAGGGATTATTGATTGTGTTATTAGGCCTTTGCGTACTTGATAATTCCGTAAGGCATTTTAGCGATTGTTGCCATAAATCCGTAGATTGCAACCTGTACTTGTAGGTTAGATACTACGTTTACTGACATAAACGCTTGTGGTGAACGGTAAACAGTAAATGCTTCTGGTGCAAGGATGATTGCTGAGCCATCATCAACTGTTGTTGCAGAGAAGTTCTTGTCTACGTATAGATCCAAGCCAAGTACGTTTCCACGGATTGAGCGTGGTCCAACTTGTCCTGCTGCGTTCATTGGTTGAATTGCATTATAGATAGGTCGCTTGGTTGTATCTGTTGCGCCCATTAGCAAGTTCCATTGTGCTGCGTTGCCAATGTAGTTAGTTGCAAAGTAGCCAGTGTTTTTGTACACGGCTGCTGCTGCTTCTGCAGTGTAGGAAATGATTCCATCGCTGTCTGCTGTTGTTGCAGATGCGTATGTACCTGCTGCAAGTAGTGCAGTTACTACAGCTGTGTCAATAGTTGTTAAATATGCGTTTTGTAGCTGTTGTGTTAGCTCTGCATAGAAGTTAGGGTCTGAACGCTCTAGTAATTCAACTGAGAGTGTGTTCATACCTGAGTACTTGCTTACAGTGCCAGTTAGGTACTCAGTTACCATACCTGTTGCTGATACTGCGCCAGCCTCTGCTTCAACAGTTACTGTTGGTGCAACACCGTTACCACCAGCAGCTGAAGTTACCAAAGATGGTACAGAAATTGTCATACCGCTAGCCGGTAATGTGCCTTGTGAGCAAGCATCAATAGCAGGTGTACCAAAGCGAGTGTTAGTTACAAACTCGGTTAGGTATTGTGTTGGGTTAAATGCTGGGTTAGTTGAGAATGAATCATCGGCTGCAGCGATGTACAGTTTAGAATCATCATTTCCTAAAGCAGCCTTAATCTTGTGCTCTGTGTACTTTGCCATCGAATCGATAGGTGTACGCACAGATGTTTGAATTAATGGTGCTGTAATTACTGGGCGAGCAGCTTCTACTGTAGGAGTAGCAGCCTCTGCCTTTGCTTCTTGTGGCGCTGTTGCTAAATCTTCCACAGGAGCCTCGCTTTCTTTTGTTTGGTTTGTGTCCTCTGCTTCGCTTTCGCTTGCAGCAACTTTGGTTACTTGCGCTGCACTGAATGCAGGCGATTCGACTAGGCTAACCTCACGTAAAGTTGCGCTAGTTACATATAAATAATCTTTTTTCTGGATTGACTTGTTTACGTCAACTCCAACAGATAGGCCATCGACTAAAGCCTCAGATGCCAGGATTAAAGCATCTTGACCTTGCATCGATGCGCTGATTTTAAAACTAGCGTAGATGCCATCTTCTGCTTGTTGAAACTTCTGCATTCTACCGATTGGCTTTTCTGGGCGGTGTTGCATAAGCATCTTAACCTTGCCTGGATCGCCTATTTCGATTGAGCCTTTAGCAAATACGACTTTACCAACAGAGGTATTGCCTGCTTCTTCAAATGGCACGATCTTGCCAGAGATAATTCTGCGCTCCGAATCGGATGCCTCTACCTGGCTACTGAATGTAAGTATCATCTTCTACTTCCCTGCCTTCTGGTGTC